AAACAATCCACCGCAGTTTCGACTTCACGAAGTCCGAGTTCCGCGACGACGGCCCTAACGGGTTCTACACCTTCGATGGAGTCGCATCCGTGGTCGACATCGCCTACAAGGTGCGCGATAAATTTGGGGTATTTGAGGAAACCATCCACGCAGGGTCGTTTGCCAAAACGCTTGGCGAGCTGGCAAACCGTGCGGCGAAGGCCAAGGGTAAGACGACCGACACACACGTCGATTCCGCCGACTTCGCGCTCTTCACCAACCACGACTATCGGGCACTGCCTCTTGCCACTGTGTCGGGCGGTCGGCTCTCAGTGTGGGCTGACCCGCACCTAGCGGTGCTCGGTTACCTTAATCCGGCTCGCCCCTCGGTGCAGGAAGTGCGCCACGCTGTAGCTGACGGCGATGCAACGCAGATGTCGATCGGCTTCAACGTGCCCAACGACGCAAAGAAAGACGTGTGGAACGCCGACTACACAGAACGCCACATCTACGAAGCAATCGTTCGCGAAGCGTCGATCGTGTGGCAGGGTGCCAGCCCAACCACCAGCGGTGCCATGCGCTCGATGGACGAGTTCCTGGCCGAGTGGTCATGGAACGACGCGCTCGACATCGAGCGGGCGTTGGCGTTCTTCGGCAACCTGCGCGGCGAATCACCCGCCGAGCGTGACGCAATCGAAGCAGCCGCCAAGGCAGCCATCGAGTACGAGGCTCGCGACCGGGCCGACCGGGAACGCCTGGAGATGAAATCTGCCATGCGTCCCGCCCTGATCGCCTAGCCGAACCCCTGCCGGGAAACCCTCTCTGACGACAGCCGCAAGCCGCAACCGCACTTGCACTGGCCGCCGAGTAACACACACCCCCACTACCTCGAAAGAAGGTGCAGTCATGGACATCAGAGCCCATGTCATCGCGCTCAACGAGCAGCGTGTGCGTGTCGTGGAGCAGCTTCGTGCTGAACTCGACGACACCACCGGCCGTGAGCGCAACCAAGAAGAGCAGGCCAAGATCGCGAAGATGGACGCACGTATCGATGAGATCGATGCTGAAGTCCGCGAGTTCGTGACCCGCGAAACCCGCGAGCAGGAAGCCGGTGCGCTGCGTGAGCAGTCGTTGCAGATCTTCGGTGAGCCGGCCGTTACTCGTGCCGCCCATGATGCGGACGCATACCTGCGTTCGTGGGCGCGTGGCGAGTTCGGGAACCGTGAGTTGGAAGTCAACATCCGTGGCGCCCAGCGCGAACGCGAGATGCTGCGCCAAGGTGCGGACCCCGCCGAGATCCGTGCGCTTGCATGGGATACCGGGTCGGCCGCTTCGCTGGTTCCGACCACCCTCGCACGCGTCCTGTACGAGACGATGGAAGCGTCCAACGCGATGCTGCGTGCCCCAACCACCAAGGTCTATACGGCCGGTGGCGAGACGATGCAGTTCCCGCGAGTCAACGCTCACGCCATCGCCACACAGGTGAGTGGCCAGGGCACCACCCTGGCAGGCACGGACCCGACGTTCCTCAAGATGACCTTGGATGCGTTCAAGTACGCCAACCTGGTCAAGGTTGCCAACGAGGTGCTGTCGGACGAAGGCATCGACCTTGCCACGTTCCTNGGCCGNGACATGGGCCGTGCCCTTGGTCGCGTCACTGCCACCGACTACGTGACCGGTTCCGGTTCCNNTAAGCCCAACGGTCTGATGACCGCAATCGTCGGCTCNGGCACCATCNCCACNGGTGGCAGCCTCATCGCACCCACGGCTGAGAAGCTCATCGACCTCATCTACTCGGTNAACGATGAGTACCGCTCCGGCGGGNNNGCNGCGTTCATCATGCGTGACTCGACGGCTGGCACGCTGCGCAAGTTGCGTGACGGTGCCGGTGGCACGGTCGGCGCGTTCCTTTGGGAGCCGTCGCTCACGTCTGGCATCCAGAACGGCACCCCTGATCGGATGCTCGGCTTCCCGGTGTACATCGACTCCAACGTCGCTGCACAGGGTTCCAACGCCAAGACCATCGCCTTCGGTGACCTCAGCGCGTACTACATCCGCATCGTGGGCAACCCGGTGATCGAGCGTGACGACTCGGTGGGCTTCGCCACCGACGAGGCATTCTTCCGCGCCAAGTTGCGCACGGACGGCGACGTGATCGATCTCACCGCGGTCAACGCCCTGGTGCAGAACGGTCTAGTCGACCCAACCTCCGCTTGCCCCTTGTGGGCTTGTGATGATCCCCCGGCAGGGGAAGCAGACGCGACGGCCATCTCCTGGTGGCCGTCGCTCTGCAATCTGCCGACCGTCCCACTATCCCTGCCGGGAGGCTCGCTATGCCCGTGTACCACGTCCCCAACGATCAACTTGAGGGTGAGGTTGCCCGTCTCGAACGTGTCGGTGAGCGCATCATCACCGCTTTCGCTGATGGTGCGTTCGTCACTGTCGTCACGTCGTCGCGCGACGAACGCCTCCAAGAGGTTCGCCACGTCGCTCGGGTTGGCGGTGCGACATGAAGTTCATGATCTACGGCAACTCACCCGACGTGATGACCGGCTACGGGGTGCAGATCGCACACCTGTGCCGCCAGTTGAAGAAGGCCGGCCACGACGTCGCGGTCGCTTGCACGTTCGGTCACCAGACCGGGGTGCGCAAGTGGGCGACACCTGACGGCCCGGTCACCCTGTACCCGTCGGGGTGGCTCGAGAACTCGATCGACGTACTCGTGCCGCACACCATGCACTTCTTCGGTGGCGACCCCCACGGCGGGTACCTCATCTCCCTGACAGACCAATGGGTGCTACTGCCGGTGGATCTGTCGATGTTCAAGGTGATTGCCTGGACCCCGGTCGATCACTGGCCGTGCCCGCCCCAGGTGCTCACGTTCTGCCAACGGCCCAACGTTCACGCCGTGGCAATGTCAAAGTTCGGTCACGGCCAACTGTCAGAGGCTGGGGTGATGGCCGACTACGCCCCGCTCGCGGTGGACACCACCTTGTACAAGCCGACCACACACGTAGAGATCGGCGGCGAGATGGTGCCGGCGCGCGAGATGCTCGACATCCCCGAGTCCGCCGACTTCGTTGTCGCGATGGTCGGCATGAGCAAAGACCCCAACGACCGCAAGGGCTTCAATGCTGCGTTCCGTGCGTTCGGTCGGTTCTGGCGCGAACACCAAAACAGTGTGCTGTACGTCCATTCCGACAAGTTCGGGTTGGCCGGGTCGATGCTCAACATGTCCGAGCTGGCCAAGCACGCCGCTATCCCGCCACATGCGATCGTGTTCACCAACCCGTACGCGTTGCAGATGGGTTGGTCGCCACAGATGATGGCCGCCCTGTACACCACCGCCGACGTACTGCTGTCCCCGAGCAAGGGTGAAGGGTTCTGTGTCCCGCTGATCGAGGCGCAAGCGTGCGGTACCCCTGTGATCGTGTCCGACTTCACCGCCCAGCCTGAGCTTGTCGGTTGCGGCTGGAAGATCGGCGGGTCGCTGGAGTTCGACACCCACCAGTCAGCTTCGTACATGAACGCCGACATCTCCGCCGTGGCGCAAGCGCTGATGGCCGCCTACGACAAGAAGGACAACCCCGACACGGCCAAGGCAATCGAGTTCGCCGCTGCGTACAGCGTGGAGCGGGTGTACGCCGAGCATTGGGCGCCGATCATCGACGGGCTTGCCGTGAGTGAGCCGGCGGCCGACAAGCCCAAGATGCGCCTTGTGGACGTGATTGTCCCCTACGTGCGCCCGAGCAACACCAAGCGGCTCACGGAGTCATTCAAGGCCACCAACGACGGGTCCGCCCACCTGGTCTACGGCCAGACCGCAAAGGACACGAAGCGGCGCTCCTACGCCGAGAACGTGAACGACGCACTGACCCGCTCCGACGCCGATTGGGTGTTCGTCTGCGGCGACGATGTGGAGTTCACCCCCGGCTGGCTGGAAGCAGCCCGCGAGCTATCAGACCGCTACGACGTGATCGGCACCAACGACTCCACGCCCGAGCGCATCCGAAACCCGCTCGTTGCCAACGGCTCACACGCTGACCATTTCTTCGTGCGCCGCTCCTACATCGACGAAGAGGGCGCATCGTTGGAAGGTCCGGGCATTCTGACACCCGAGGTGTACCGGCACTGGTACGTCGATCGCGAGATCATCGAGCTGGCCAAGGCGCGTGGGGTGTTCGCCCCTTGCCTTGAGTCGGTTGTCATTCACCACCATCCCGGCTACGACGGCAACGAGGCCGCACGCGACGCTGACCCGTTGTACTCGGCTGCCGTCGCAGGGGCCGATGCGGACCTCAAGACGTGGATCAAACGTGCCCCGCTCGTCGCCGGCCATCGGGGCCGCTGATGGCCCGCCCGAAGCTCATCGACGCCTTCCCGATGAACAACGAGCTCGACATGCTCGAATGCCGGCTCACCGAACTACAGGACGCCGTTGACCATTTCATCATCGTGGAAGCAACACGCGACCACCAAGACCACCGCAAGCCCCTGTGGTACGCCGAGCACAAAGCCCGGTTCGCCCCGTGGGCTGACAAGATCGTTCACGTCATCGTCGACGAGGGCGAGATGCCATCCAAGCAAGACGACGCCGATCCGTGGGCACGCGAACACGCACAACGCGCGTTCATCGGTCGTGGCCTGGCCGCAATCGACGGGCTGGCTGACACTGACATTCTGATGCAGTCCGACATCGACGAGATACCGCGAGCGTTGCAGGCCCGCAACGTTCGCCCCGGTGGGCGGATTCTCGCCTTTGAGCAGCGGTTGTACTCAATGGCCGTGGATTGGCTGCATCCCGAGATGTGGCACGGAACCGTCGCCGGCCAGGTTGGCACCGTTCTACGGCTGCAGCAGGGCCGTCAGTTCGCCTACATGCGCGACATGCGGATGAAGGCTGACTGTCCGCCGCAGCTACGTGACGCCGGGTGGCATCTGTCGTGGATGGGTGGCAGTGAAGCGGCACTCGCGAAGCTCGGTTCGTTCTGTCACCCCGAAATTGCGGAGCGCACACAAACACTGCTCGAAACGAACGTGTTTCTCACGCAGGGCTATCACGTCGACGGTCAACGAATGATGCCCGTCGATGTCGATGACACCTGGCCGAAATGGATCGTCGACGGGCACGCCCCAGCCTCATGGTTCAGGCCACGCCCATGAGCTTCACAGAGCAATGGTTCGGCCAAGACTCGCAAGACAACCTTGCGTTCCTGGCGTACACGCAACGCAAGGTACCGGGTGCGTTGATCGAGATCGGTTCGTGGGAAGGCCGCTCTACGGTCGCCTTCGCTAACGCTGCCAACCCTCGCACAGTCCACGCGGTGGACACCTGGGCCGGTTCCCCCGGCGAAGTGAGCGCAGAGCTTGCTGCCGAACGTGACGTGTTCGCCACCTTCACCGCCAACATCGCCGAGCTGACAGACGGCAACGTAGAAGTACATCGGATGGGGTGGCGTGAGTACGTCCCCACGATCAGCGAGCCGGTGTCGTTGGTGTTCATCGACGCCGAGCACACCTACATCGAAGTACGCGACGCCATCGCCGCCCTACTGCCACTGCTGGCGCCGGGTGGTGTCATCTGCGGCGACGACGTACATCACCCGCCGGTCATCAAAGCGGTCTGCGAGTTGCTCGACCCCGCACAGGTGGAAGTCAAAGCGACCCTGTGGATCTGGAGGAACCCGACATGACCGTGTTCGAGCTGACCGGCCTGTACGAACAAGCACGCGACACCCCGTCTGACATCTACCTCCACGTCGAGCGCATGGCTGATCTGGTGGTGGAGCGCAACGCGCAGCACGTCATCGAGCTAGGCACCCGCACCGGGGTGTCCACCATCGCCTGGCTGCACGGACTACACCAGACCGGCGGCCGGCTCACGTCGGTTGACCTCGACGCCAAACCGCCCATCGGCGAATGGTCACACTGGACGTACGTGCAAGGCGACGACCTCGACACTGCCGTGATCGGCTTCCTAGAACCGGCCGACATCGTGTTCATCGACACGTCGCACCACTACCTACACACGGTGCGCGAGCTGCACACGTACCGCTGGCTCGTCAAGCCCGGTGGAATCATCGTCTGTCACGACACCGAGCTTGCTCGCCCCGAAGGCGAAACCGACCCGCGCCCGTTCCCTGTGCGCCGGGCAATCGAACAATTCACCGCCGAAACCGGCATGGCGTGGCACAACTTCCCCGAGTGCAACGGACTCGGCATCATCGACGTAGGAGGCTGACATGGCGATAACGAACGGGTACACGACGTTGCCGCTACTAAAGGCCGAAGTCAGCATCCCCGACTCCAACACGGATTCGGACGTGCAGCTCGAAACGGCGATCGCTGCAGCGTCACGCCAGATCGACGGGCACTGCGGCCGCCGGTTCTGGCAAGACCCCACCGTGGTCACTCGCGAGTTCTTCGCCGACTCATCGTTCGACCTTGAGGACGACCTCGACGACATCTCCACCACCACCGGGCTGATCGTCAAGACCGACACATCTGACACCGGGACGTTCGACACGACGCTCACGATCACCACGAACTTCATCGTGCTTCCCGCCAACGCTGCCGACCGGTTGCCGGCGTGGCCGTTCACGAAGATCCGTATCGTCGACTCAGGTGTGTCATCGTTCCCGATGTCGTCATCGGGTCGCCCAGGGGTGCAAGTCACAGCCAAGTTCGGTTGGTCGGCGGTCCCC